TTCCTTATTTAAAAGTTAGTTTTCTTTTATCACGATTAAATTGTTTAAGTTCTAAATTAATATGTTCTGGCATTTGTCCTTCTGGAACTTCAGGAAATGATGGATGATGAATTATAAAATCCCATCCTCTTTTTTGAAAATTAGGTTGAACTTCTAAAATGGTTGACCATGTAGGGAGATTTTGAATCTGAACTTCCCCTGTAATTAATTGAAGCAATTGTCTTCTTGTTAATGAAAATATTTTATAGTGTCTTTCTTCATCCATTTTTAGCTGTCTCTAATTTAGTTCTCCATTTTTTTATTATACTCATTTACTTGCATGTACTCATCACATTTAGGACAATATGCATTGTATATTTTTTTCTTATTTTTTATGTCAAATACTCTCATTTTTGCAGATTTTATCATTTCAAAATGTAGTTCTTCTTTACATCCTTTGTTCGGGCATATATATCCTTCCATTTATTCTCCTTTTAATTTTTGTTCTAATTTCTCTCTATCTTTACGGTCTTTACCACAATCTGTTAAGGTTGCCATTTGAATCATTTCAATCATATTAGTAAGACAAGAACTACAAAGATACCTGCCACCATAATTTATTACTTTTGGTACATAAGTAGGTTTACAAATATCACAAACAAAATTACCTTTGAAATTATCTTCCTCAAATCGATCATTACAAAGAATACTCCATGTAAAACCGTTGTGTTCAATATTTTGTACTCTTGTACTACGTTTCTTATCAATAAATTCATTAATTATCTTCATGGATTATTCCTTTCTGTATTAAGATTGCTATTTTATCTCTTAGTATATTTTCAACATTTGTAGGTAGTTCATGATTATCCAATAAAACAAATAGATTTTCTAAGAATTTTCCTTTGTTAATTGTTTTTGTGAATCGTAACTGTTCTATAAATTTCATTACTCCTTCAGTATAGGATTCAATCTTTTGTTCAATATGTTTTCTGGATAATATTTGATCAGGAGGTTTAGCTGATTCTAAATAAAGTCTCTTATAAAATAATGTGTCAAGATTTAACAAAACAACTGATGGCATGAACCATTCTTCAACAGATCTACGTAATACAGGCCCAGGATTTACTACTAATGTTTCTTTATGCTTGAATATATATGGTTTGTGCCAGTGACCACAGATAATTAGTTTGTATCCTCTTAATTCTAAATGATTATCTATATTCATACAGAAATCTTTATCTTCTAATATCCATGAGCCTTTACCCATTTTGCGTTCTGAAACAACTGCTTTGTGTGTAAGGAGAATATTAGGTCTATCACCATACCATTGAATTCCATGTTCTGAATCCCAATCATACCATGACCACCATTTTTGATAGTCTTTATAGAAATCAGAAATATGTTTTATTTTTTCACTATTAGCCCAAAGAATTCCAAGAGAAGTACGATCCCATAGATCCAGAGAGTGATACATCAGATCATGGTTTCCCCAAACAAAATAGAGAGGGTTGTTTAGGTTTTCCATGATAGCTCCAATTTGAGTAAGGATTGAATTAGCTATGATCGATACATTAAATATATCTCCGGTGTGTACAATTGGAGCATCATATTTATTGGAGATGGATACTATTTCTTCCCATTTTTCAAATTGGGTTTCTACAACATCATCAATCCTGGCAACTGGATTTTTTCCAGTGAAATGAGTATCACCTACAATTAGGATTAACATTCATGATCTCCTTCGATTACTCTGTTACAGAGAGGACAATAACCAATTTCAGTAAAAATAACATTCAACTCTTTATTGATTTCACTTACCTCTTTATCTGCTTTACGATACAGAGTTTTTAATCCTTCTATCTTCTGAATAAGGGTATACAATTGATCTATTTTTTCATTGATCTCTTTTGAGTCCTGATTCTTTACAGCTATCTTTTGTAATTCAGTTCCATGCTCCATAATAATCTTATCATCAAATTGGGGTATCCTTTCTAATTGAGTTACAAGGTTGCCTAATTCATTGATACGATCATCATAGACTTTGATCACCCCCTTACCTTTAACTATTTTTCCTACTTGTACTGAAAATTTGTCAATTACATTTTGATTTAACATTCTTTTTCTCCTTACAATAGTTAACTCATCTAAGATAATTCTTAGATTTTTTATTTTTCCCTCCATTTCATTTGATTCTTGTTTTTGGTTTAAGATCCAATGGCATTTCATTTTGAATCTGATTACATTTTTTAGCCTTTCGATGGTTTGTTTGTGTTCTTCATTATTTTTTAAAATTCTTTTAATATTAGATTTACGTTCTGAAATACTCTCTTTAATTTCTGTTATTATTGCTTCTTGATCTTGAAGTCCGGTAACTTTATTTAGATCTTTTGCTGCTGCTCCTCCTGTATTAAATAATAAAAAAGGTTTATCAGTAAACTGTCTTTGCCAATTGATTTCTTTAAAATTAAGGATTTCTTTTATAGGTGTAGGAACAGAAGAACCAAAAGCTTTCATTGGTTTACTACGATTTAAATAATATTTATTTTTAGTTCTTTTTATTATGTTGTTATTGCTGGTTTTAATTTGTATGAATAAAGGTTCATCAGTATCATCTGATTGATAAAGTTTTTCTCCTCCTCTTGGAGAGTTTTCAATAGCAAGAGCTAAAGCACGAATTAATGTTGTCTTACCTGATTCAGATTCACCAACAATTACATTGACTCCAGGTTTAAATTGAATTGTTTTTTCAATGTGCAATCCAAATCCTATAACTTTGAGTTCTGTAATATACATTTAATTCTCCGGTTTTTTGATTCTCATCCAATGAGAAGGAATGTTATCATAGTTCATATATTTGCTGTGTAAGGCATGTTGTAAGGCAACGAAAGAAAAACCATCAAACATATTGTCTCTGCTTTTATCATATAAAAGAATTGGTTTGTTTTCATCTAAAGGTAAATGATCTTTAAATTTAATCCATTCATGATAAGGTAAACTTTTGTCTTCTTTTGTATGATTATGGTATTGCTCTAAAACGACTTCTATATCAGGTTCTTTCGATGATATGCGATTCGGGGAGGGTGGTTCCATACAGGACGATAAATTCAATCTTTTTGGCTTCTCCTTTAATTTCAAACGTTTCATTACCTGCTTTCCTTTCGTTTTTTATTCTGCAATGATCTTCATCCAATTCAAAAAAGCTCCAAGCTATATTAAAGATTTCATCAAACTTTAGATGATCATGTGGTATTTTTTTGTAGCCTATTTTTTGACCTTCAAAGTAATCATGCTTTTCCCATATTTTTGTTAAAGCATTTGGTTTTTTAGTTTCAAGATAGCAATCAGGAAATAAACTGACTCTATATATTTTGTTTTCATTTCTTAAAACTTGTATTTCAATAACATATTGGAAAATTGATTTCCAAGGTAAGATAGTGATAATCTTATTCTTTTTACGATGCATTACAGTTTTGATTACTTCTTTTTTTACATGAATATAAGCCATAGATCGAGTGACATTAACTCGTTTAAAATAAATTATTTGATTGTTATTTATTGCTTTGACAATATCTTTTTTAGTTATATTTAAAGCAGTACGTTCAAAGAATCGTTCTACAGCATGGTCATTGAAGATCCAATCGACTTTATTTTTTTTCATAAGATACCTTTCTTTGTAATATTTTTTTTATTATGTGTTTCCGAATTATGCTTTCATTGATTTGTTGTGTCCACTCAAAGAAATGTCTGAGGTTCATAATAGTGATAGGCAATGAATCAAATAATACATTAAGATTAAGAATATTAAAATCAGGAAATCCAAATCGTTCAATGAATCCAGAGAATACATCTTGTCTCATACAAATACAGGGAGATCTTCTATTTCTGCGAAAGATAAGCATTGGTTCACGTTTAGATTCAACTGCATCATTAAGACATTGTTCCCAAAACTCATGAAATTGACAAAGTTTTTGAGATGAATCAATCATATCTAATAATGACCAATGAGTTAAGGTTGTCTTGGTTTTAGTTTTATCTTTAGTTTTCTTTGCATATCCAGTTTTACATTCTACGGAGAAAACATCGAACCAAAATTTTGTTTTCTCTGGAATGGTATAAGTTATGTCTCCGTACTGATCCAGACGAACCTGCATATTTGCCTTTGCTTTGCTTGTTACACGACCACCTGATCCTTCTGTTCGCCATACAGCATCTTCTGTTTCCATATGGGTAAGGTAAAGAGAAAATTCCTTTGATATTTCTCCTTCAAATGTTCCTCCTTTAGCCATTTTTTATTTCCCCTTTATTATTTCTTACCAATTGGCTATTCTTATAGATTTCCCATTTCAAATCCATTCTAAATGAAAAAAGCCAATCTTCTGCTTCTGTAATAGAGTTGAATTGGATTGTAATAATGTCGGCTTTTGTTGCTTTGATATAAGCCATATAATTATCACGTTTCAATATACTTAATCTTGGTACAGTTTCAATTGCTTCTTTGCAATCATAAATAACTGCAATGGTTTGATCTGGATAAAATTTATCGATATAAAAACGTAAGAGATCCGTTTGTTTCAGGAACGTAAACTCTTTGTAAGTCTTTAGGAGTCCTTTTAAATTTTCTTCCATTTGTCCTCACAAAAAAATTTTAGATTTTCAATTCAAATCATCCAAGTTACTTAAATTATTTTTTCCATTTAGGTTCACGTTTAACTTCAGATTTTTCAAGCAATACATTCCAATGATTCTGTAATAGGTTTTTAATTTCTTTTCTCATTTGTTCACTATTTACACAGGTTTCAATTAATTGAGATCGGTACATTTTTGTATCATCATCTAAGACACAGTAACTACCGGATTTTCCAATTCCATCGTTATCCCATAACCAATTTACAGCAGAAGTATAATTATCAATTCCCCAACCATGCAGAATATCAAAAGTAACATCATTGTATCTGCTGCCTGTTTTGTTTTTCTTAATTCGGACTCCAACTTCAATTCCTTGATTGAATTTTTCTTCAGTCTGGATCTTGCCTATTTCTCTTAATTGGAATATATGTGTAGCATAGTGGTCAAGGGCTTTTCCACCTGCTCTTGTATTGGGATCACCAAAAGTGATACCAATTTTTTTTCTGATTTGAGATAAGATTACTAAAAGGATATTTGAATTGTGAATTCCTTCAATGCAGTTACGAAACAATTGGGATAAGACTCTTGCTTTACCTCCTCCCATATCTTGTTTTTCAATGCCTTTTTTCTGAATATGCTTGATTTCTCTGGCATCACGTAAAGAATCAAGTGAATCAATTATGTATAAAACAACATCATTATCAGTATCATTTTTACTGATCCAATCCAGATTATTGTACATATCTTCTACTGTTCTGGATCTTTGGAATGGTTTTTCGCCTTTCTTACGTTTGTAGGTTAATAGATCTTCACGTAATCCAATTATCTGATCCAATGGCATTTTGAATTGAGATGCTAATCTGTGATCAAACGCATGTTCCGGTTCATCATAATAAATTTTGACTTTTTTCTTTTTTATTAAATGTTCCAGATACCAAACTGAATTAACAGCTTCACAGGCCAGGAGTGTTTTGCCTGTTGAATAGTCACCAACTGGATTGATTACTCTGCCAATTGGATAAGCTTTATCTATGTCATTGGTAAGTGCTAAATTGAGCATCCAAGAGCCAGAATCAATGAAATATAAAGGTTTTTTTAATTCTGGAGGTAGGGTTTCAGTATTTTTAAGCCTATTCCGTAAAGATGGCTTAGTAGATTTTATGTTAATTCTTTTCATTTGGATTCATTCCTTAAAAAATAAGCAAAAATTTTTTAGGGGAGCAATTAAGCCCCCCTAAGATTATTATTTAAAGTTTAATGTCTGATTCAGCTATCATTTTAGAATATACATCTTCAACAATAGCTTCAATAGCTTCAGTTTTATCCATACCGATAGCTTCTTCATAGTTATTTTCACGACACCATTTATTGAATCCAAGTGATGTAATTTCAGTTAATTCTTTTGATAATTCTTCACAGTATTCAAGAATTTCTTTTTCAACAGCTTCTTTTGATTGTGTACCATGTTCTGATTCTTGTTGTTGACGTGGAAAACGTTTTGTTACAGTTGTATCTCCATCTTCTGTTGGTTGTTGTCCTTCTTCTCCATCTTCAGTCAACATAGATTCTTTGATTTCATCATATTCTGGAATATGAAAGAACATATCAAGACTGTTTTTTTGATACCCACGTTCTTCAGCGGTAATAATAATTAATTCTAATTGTTCAAGGATTTCTTCAGGAATTGGTTCTTGTCTTTGATGGAGTTCAAAACCACCATAATCAGGGAAATCACCTTGTCTTGAAATTGTTAATCCAATTGTACGACCTTCTTTGGTTGTTACATCAGATATGTCAAGAGTGGTTCTTTTAAGCTTATCCCTTGTTAGGTTTTGAATTTTTGCATGTACTTTTGTTTTAGGAGCATTCCACAATTGGAGGGAAAAATCGGGGGGTTCTTCTTCAAGCAATTCTTTTGTTCGTTCCCAAAGCAAGTAAATGATTCTATCTGAGGGATACAAACGTTTGATTTCATCAGTAACTGATTTGTTAGTTCTGAACAATCTTTGTTGTACTTCACATCGATAACATTTTTGGCCCAGGAATCGATGAGGACAAATGAATTGATCTTGAGCAAATCCTACTGAGAAATGGACACACGTTTCTCTAAAATAAGGTACATTAGGATCAAAACTAATTGGAAGGACTTCAATGAAACGATCTCCAGAAGTAGGCTGAAATTCAGTAATACCAAATTCCTCTAATACATCTTTTTCAAATATCTGTTTTCCCATACCTCCTGCTTTAGATCGTTCTTCTCTGGATTCATAAGTTTTATCCAATACTGATTGAGAACGTCTTTGAAATTTAGATGCTAATCCTTCACTTTCTTCTTTTTTAATTCCAAGGCCAAGTTTTTTTCCTGGTACAATCAATTTTTTCTTACTTAAACGATCTGACAATAAAGACATAATTTTCTCCTTAGTTTAGTAGTTAATAATCTTCAGCTTCTTCCAATTGAATTCGTTTTGGTTTTTTGTGATGATACACAGTAGGTTCTGAATAATAGTTATTGAGCCACAATTCTGCTTCTATCTTAATCATAAACCCTTTATTGACTAAGGATTGAACAGCATTTTTGGCATCTTCGTATTTACGGTCAGCTTCTATCCATTTATAAAATTGCTCCTCATATTTTGGATCTCCTTTGATCAGACGTAACAAAATAGCATCAGTATCTTTAATAATGCCATAGTCTTTTTTGTTATGCCTGTATTCTTCTGTTAATTCACCTTCAAGGACTTCCAATTTACGTTTTTCATCAAGAGCTAAACCTTTATATCTGGAAGCAAGCTTGCCATATTTACGAATTAATTGACCTTGACGATCTGCTTCAACCTCAAGGTTAAATCGATCAAGACTAAATTCAGAATCAAATGGCATTTTCAGACCTCTTATTTGGTTTAAAGATTGCAGTTTTTTCTTTCTCTATCCAATCAAAATCATAGTTAATAGTTTTTGAATAATCAAAATCATATAGTTGCAAAAAAGATCTGGCAGAAAATGCATAATTACCTTTTCTTTTTTGAACACTGATTAATCCACTTTCTTTTTCATTATTAGTAAATTTAATTGCAATTCTATCCTTTTTTTCTTTAGAAATATAAAGGAGGACGAATTCAAAAACATCCAAATCATACTTTTTTACAGCACCAGCATTAAATCCGATTTGTCCATTTTTTCTAATTACAACTTTTGGTATACGAAAAGTACCACCTTTATGAAGAAATTTTTTGAATCCGTCCAGAGTATGCATATTTACTTTTCCTTTAGAAAGTTAGCTTACGTTTAAAGGTTTCAATTGAACCGTCTAATTGAGTTTTAATGTCACTTTTTTCGGTTGAAATAAGTTTTGCCAAGGCTTTATCATCTCTCAAGTCTTTGGGTTCTACATCGATAAGTAATTCTTTTGCTTGAGTTACCATATTATTTAATTCACTATCTTTAAATACGTTTTTGTATTGGAAGGTTTCAAAGAACTTCATTACCTTTTCAATTGCTTCAGGTCGGAGTCTTTTGCTTTTACCTTGAGCTTTGCCATTCATTGTTTCAGCTAAATGAGTGACAATATCACCAAACCCTTCACGTAATGCCAGAATAGTTTCAGTTCTGGTTTGTTTAAACAGATCCTGAATTCGTTTGGTTTCCTCTTGATAGATAGCATCAGTAGCACCGGAGGGAACCACCATATCGAAACATCTCCAATAAATCCAGAATCTGCCAGCAATGTCTACTGGATTGGGATAATCCTCTTGATTGAATAGACCATCTTTTTCCAATTCAAGTTTTGCTTCATCAATATGCTGTGAGTATTGTTCTATAAAAGGTTTAACTTTTTTCTGTAATTCTTTGCTAAATTCTTTAAGCTTTTGATTAGCTTCTTCAGCAATTTCCAGGGCAATGAAATTAATACCCTTAATTGGAAAGGGATTAGATATATCCCAAACATAATTTCTTGCTGCTGTAATGACTGAATTGATTTCAGTTAAATGATCCCTGTTGATCAGGATCTTGTTGGCTCTAACCCATTCACCTTCAGCCTTTTTGGATATTTTTTTGACTACTTCTTTATCCAATCGTTTTCTTGCTTGCCATGAATGAGTTTCAAAATGCAGCAATGTACCCAAATCAAATATATTACATTCATTTGCTGCTCCTTTTGCGATTTTGTAAGGTGTTTGGCCCTCTTTTAATTGCGCTAAATTTTTCATAATTTTACTCCTTTCGTTTATTAGAATGTTAGTTTACGTTTGAGAACCTTAGTTTTTTTTGTTTCTTTAAAATGTACTTTCTTTTTAAAACCAGGATCGGGTTTTTTATTATCCCATACAATTTGTTTGGCATTTAATTGATTGGTTACTTCTGTAATGTAATCATAATATGTTTTATTAGTTGAATTGCCTGTAAATTGAATTGTTGTTTTTTGATGATCCAAATAAACATCAGTTATAAATCCTTTAATTAAATTAGGATGAACATTTTTAAAATATAAAAACATTTCTTGTTGTTCAGATTGAAATCTCAATTCATCTACTGTAGAATGATCTTCTGGAGTAGAGACTGTTAATGTAATTTCCAACCATGTTGTAGTAGTACGCTTTCGTTTATGACCTCCAGGTAATTGAAAGATATTATGATCATGTTTATTTTCAATTTCAACTTGAACATTTTGAATTATAAATCGATTGCCTGTTTTTGGAATTAAAAACAATACTTCATAGTAATCATCATGCTCATTCATTTTCAATTACCCACAGAAATTTTTATGAACAGTTCTTGTCTGATTCTTTTGATAGAATACTGGTTTGAATTCCGGCCCAAGACCTCTGCCTAATGCTTCTTTAACGTGATTGACAACATCATTTTGAATACATTCTTCACCAACAAATCCATCGGTTTCAAAATGAATCTTGCCTTGTTCATCAACTTCTATAATAATTTGTTTTTGCATAAGACACCTCCTTTATACGTTAATTACAAGTCTACGTTTTTGACCCAATTCAGTTTTGATTACTGATTCACGACACAATCTACCTTTGCTCATTGCTGCTTGAGAGGCTTTTTCCATTGTATAGTGTTGAACGAAATCAATTGCTTTTGATCCACCCATTTTTCTTTTGAGACTACTATCAAAGAAATCCCAAATTAATGAATATGCTCCTTTTGAGGTTTTTGATTTGATTACACCTACCTCATAATTGATTCCAGGAAATTTAATTGCGTGTTCACATTTACCAAGATCAGCTACAGCAATCCCTTCTGGTAAAGGGTAATCTCCTACGTTTCTGCCAAACCATTTGTATTCTTTTTGATTAAGCATCAATTGACCACCTAATCGCTTTGCTGTATTTGATAAAGTTTTAAGGTCGGTTACTTCCAATTCAATTATTTCATTATGACTCATAGATTAGTCCTCCTTTTTTTATGCTTCTCCAATTGTTCTACCAATAACATCCTTTCTTGATTCAAGTCGATTAGCTAAATCACGCATGAATTTAATCATATCTTTACGTTCAGCATTACTAACATAATCCCCTGCTGTATCAGATCCAAATTCAAACATGAATAAAGCAAATCCAACTCTTTTACCATAGATGTTAGTTAATGATTGTTCAACTGCTTTTGCCAATAGATCTAATGTTTTATTTCTTTCATTCATTTTATTTAAGCTTTAATTTACGGGGTTTAATTTTTGCGGTTTCTCCTTTTGTATTGGCCCATCGATACATCTTTGCCAATTCTCTTGTACGTTCAAACTTTTTAATTTCATGCTTTGAAAGAATTGGAATGTTATCAATACATTCATCAATTGGTTCATAATGACTATCTTTTGCCAATTGCTCAATTTCTGCTCCAGACCATCCTTCATTATGCAATCGTTCACAAAATTTAGGATCTGAAGGAACCATTGAATTATATTTACGATTGTGAATTGAAATGATTTCTTCAATTTCATTTGGATTAGGTAAATTGACAAAGAAGATAGTATCCCATCGACCACCTGCACGTTTGAATTCAGGAGGTAATACATCAAGGTTATTGGCAGTTCCATAAAGGATACCTTCAGATTTACGTTCTTGCATCCAGGTAAGCATATGACCAAGCATACCTTCATCGACTCCAGAACTTGATACAGTAGCACCACCACTGGCAGATGAATTGCCAAAGAACTTTTCAATCTCATCCATTACAACAATGCACCGTCCAATTGAATCA